AAGAAAAAGAGATTGCAAGACTAGAGGCAGAAGCTCGTGGTGAAGAAATTGTTGAAAGTGAACCCAGTGGCGAGGATACTGAGGACACCAAGGTACAAGCCACAAGTGATACCCAACAAGAAGAACAAGCATCCCAGGAAGGGGAAGCACAAGAAGACGATGAGTCAGGACTAAGTGCTGAAGAGAAGTCTTTTAAGAAACGTTACGGTGATCTACGTAGACACATGCAAGAGAAAGAAAAGGAATGGAATGATCGCCTTGAAGCTCTTGAAAAACGTAAAGCTACAGATACTGTTGTTCCTCCTAAGTCTGATGAAGACATTGATGCTTGGGCAAAACAGTACCCAGACGTAGCAGGTATTGTTGAAAAGATTGCTTCTAAGAAAGCAAAAGAAATGTTCAGCAAAGCTGAGTCACGTCTAAAAGAATTAGATGAAGCTCATAATGAAGCACTACGAATGAAAGCAGAGAATGTTATTCGTAAAGCTCATGATGACTTCGATGAATTAAGACAATCAGATGAGTTCCATAACTGGGCAGAAGAACAACCTAAATGGGTTAAGGATGCACTCTATGAAAATATGGATGATCCTGCTTCTGTTATTCGTGTGATTGATCTTTACAAAGTTGACAACGGTATGACACCTGCAGCTAAAAGAGATAATAGAAAAGCTGCAGCTTCATCTGTTACAAAAGGATCTCGTGCTTCTATTGATGCCAAAGGTACATCAGGTCAAATCAAAGAATCTGATGTAGCTAAGATGTCAGACAAGGAGTTTGAGAAACGTCAAGACGAAATTAACGAGGCCATGAGGTCTGGTAAATTCGTTTACGATGTGTCTGGCGGTGCCAGATAAAAGGTTGACACTTTCAAAGTGTTACATATAACTACGTGTATCTATAAGTAGAGCCTCCTTAGGGACTACCTCTACAAGATACTTTTTCCAAAAGTCTAAACTATAAAAGAACTACCTGTTCAAGTATAGGCCCAGTAAGCACTTGGTAGGCCAACTGAGTGCTATCTGCACCCTAGAAAACGTACAGCCTCTTTAAAGGTGTTTAGCTTTATTCATAAGCCAAATATCATGGAGGATTTCAAAATGGCTTTTACTTCAGCAAGTGGCTATGGAAATTTACCAAACGGTAATTTCTCCAGCGTCATTTATTCCAAAAAAGTACAGCTTGCTTTTAGAAAAAGCACAGTTGTAGGTGATATTACTAACTCTGATTATTTTGGGGAGATCAGTGCCCAAGGTGATACGGTCAGAATTATTAAAGAACCTGAAATTTCGGTGTCGTCCTATGCTCGTGGCACACAGATCACAGCACAAGACCTTGATGATGAAGACTTTTCTCTAGTCGTAGACAAGAGCAACTACTTTGCCTTCAAGATCGACGATATCGAGGAAGCTCACAGTCACGCCAATTTTATGCAATTGGCTACTGATCGTGCAGCATATCGTTTGGCTGATCAGCATGACCAAGAAGTTCTTGGTTACCTATCAGGTTATACACAGTCTTCATTGCACAGCAATGCTGACACTGTTAACACAACTGTTAACGGTACTAAAGCTGTAACAACTGCAGGTTCAGACGAATTACTTGCTTCAATGAAGCTTTCTCGTCCTAACTTCGGTAACTTGACTACAGCAGGTTCAACAGGTGACTCTATTCCTGTTGCTGCACGTCTACCAGGTGCAACAGCACTACCAACAGCTTACGTATCACCTAACATGATCGTAGCTCGTATGGCTCGTCTGCTTGATCAACAACAAGTTGATAAATCAGGTAGATGGCTTGTCGTTGACCCAGTATTTATGGAGATCCTTCGTGACGAAGATTCACGCCTCCTAAATTCTGATTACGGTGAGTCAGGTGGACTACGTAACGGTCTAGTTGTCAACAACTTGCATGGCTTCAGAATCTATCAGTCTTCAAACCTACCACAAATTGGTACAGGTTCTGATACTGTAGACAATTCTGACCAAGCAGATAACTTCGGTGTTATCGTTGGTGGTCATGATTCAGCAGTTGCTACTGCAGAGCAGATCAACAAGACTGAAACATATCGTGATCCTGACAGCTTTGCTGACATCGTTCGTGGTATGCACCTATACGGCAGAAAAATTCTAAGGCCAGAAGCCTTGGTAACTGCTAAGTATAACTTGGCGTAAGGGAGGATTAGTTAATGGCTACTCTATCACAATCTGTTGCTAAACTTCCTCGTATTTATGAGGCAGAGGTAACTCTTCCAACAGCCAGTGGCACAGTAACTGCAGTTAGCTTACCTGCTAACTCTCTAGTTCTTGCTGCAGGTGTAGTTGTTACTGAAGCATGTGCAGGTTCTACTGCTCATGTAGCAGACTTGTCCATTGGATCATCTGATGTTTTGACTGCTATTAACCTACAGGCTGGTTCAGTAGGAGACATCATTACAGAGGCTGCAGTACCACAAGGTACAACAGCAGAAGATACTCTTGATGTTGTTTCAACTGTAACAGGTACAGGTACAGCAGGTAAAGTTCGTGTGTATGCTGTTGTTGTCGATATGACAGCACCAATTACTGCAGACGAAGTTGATCGTGACTTGCTTGCATAACTGACTTAACTTTAGGGGCTGGGAAACTGGCCCCTTTAGGCTATCTGAAGGATTTTTGTAATGGCTAACTACGTTACACTGGTTAATGAATTACTTACTAGACTGAACGAGGTTACACTTGCTACAACTGGCAGTGGCTTTGATGATGTACGGAGCGTACTTGCTCTTCATAAACAAGCAGTGAATAACTCCATTAGAAATATCTTACAGACAGGCCAGGAGTGGCCTTTCTTAAAAACTACTTATACTCAAACATTAACTGCAGGGACAAGACAGTACGACTTTCCTTCAGATTATTCTAGAGCAGACTGGCAAACTTTTTATCTTAGGAAGTTGACATCTGTTGATAACACACCTATGTCTTTACCTGCTATCACATATGATGAATACATTCAAAGGTATAGACACTTTGATGACACAGGTGAGCAAACAGGTATTTCTGCTCCTACTCTTGTTTATCAAACAAACGAAGAGAAGTTTGGTGTAACACCTATTCCAGATGAAGCATACGAAATTGAGTACGTCTACTGGTCTTTCCCATCTGACCTTACAGCATACGATGATACAACAGCAATACCTGACAGGTTTAAACACGTAATCATTGATGGTGCTATGATGTACATGATGAGATTCAGATCTAATGAGCAGAGTGCTGCAGTACACCAAGGTGTGTTTCAAGAGGGTATCAAGTCTATGAGAAGAATACTTGTTGATGAACCCTTACGTATTAGATCTACTGTAGTAGAAAGAATTAACTCTTCTAACCAAGTACTGGGTAGAGTTCTCTAATGGCAGACAATCTAGGCTCCTTTAAAGTATTTGCTGAAGGTGGATTGAACCTGAACAGGGACGTGTTGTCTCAAGGGGAAAGACAGCCTGGTTCTGCTATTTCTTTACTTAATTACGAACCTGCTACAACTGGTGGATATAGACGTGTCAGTGGTTTTACAAATGATTATGGTACAGTCCCAGGAGATAGCTCTGGCAGTGTGCTTGGTGTAGCAGTAGCTGCTGATATCAATGATGGTATCCTTGCAGCACGTAAACCTTCTACAGGTAATAACTACTTACACTACTGGGACGATGCTACATCAGCTTGGGTTGCAGTAACTACTTCTGGTTCCCCTACAATGACAGGTGTAACAAAAGTAAGGTTTACTAGGTTCAACTGGGGGACAGCAAAGGTTATCCTGACAGATGGTATAAATCCTGCAGCTACTTACGATGGTACAACTTACACCCAAATTACCCATGCTAATGCTCCTACAGATCCTAAGTTTGCTGCAGTATTCAAGAACCATATGTGGCTTGCAGGTGATCCTGGTGAACCTCACAACTTGTACTTCAGTGCACCTACAGACGAAACCAAGTGGTCAACTGCAGATGGTGCTGGTGTAATCAACGTAGGTTTTCCTATTGTATCAATCAAACCGTTTCGTGATTCTTTGTTTGTATTTGGGACAAATAACATTAAAAGAGTTGTAGGAAACAACATCTCAGACTGGGCTGTACAGCACGTAACAGATGACCTTGGATGCCTAGCATCAGACAGTGTTATTGAGATTGGTGGTGACCTAATCTTTTTATCACAGGATGGTATGAGACCTATTTCAGGTACAGACAAGATTGGTGACGTTAACTTGGAAACACTAACCAAGAACATCCAATCTTTTATTTCTGATGTTATTTTAACAAATGACTTAGATGCAGTCTCCTCTGTACTTATCAGAGGTAAGTCTCAGTTTAGATTATTCTATAGTGTAGAAGATGGGGCAGCACTACTTGGTGGCCTACGTATGGGACAACAGGGTGGTATTGGCTTTGAGTTTGGTCAGATGATTGGTATTGAGGCCACTTGTGCTGACAGTGGATATATCGACAAAGAAGAGTACGTCATACATGGTGACTCTGATGGTAAAGTCCACAGACAAGAATCAGGTAATAGCTTTGGTGGAAACAACATAACAAGCCTTTACCAAACACCATTCTTGCACATGCAAGATCCAGAGCAACGTAAGATTATTCATACTGTTGCTACTTACCTTAGATCAGAAGGTGATAACGAGATCGTTATGTCGGTTGTATTTGACTACGATGATACCACCATTCTTAATCCAACTAACTTTACCTTAAATACTGAAGGTGCTGCTGCTTATTATAACGAAGCTATCTTTGATGAGTCTTCAACTATTTGGAGTGGTAACCCATCACCTGTTCAAAGGGTGAATGTTTCAGGCTCAGGTAAATCAGTTTCTTTTAGATATGTTACAAATGACACGAATGCATCACACAGTATCCAAGGTATTGTTGTGACGTTTGGAGTGGGGGATAGATTATAAATGGCAGGTTATACAAGACAGAGTGTAGCTGATATTGTTTCTGGTCAGGTTATTAAAGCTGAACCGAT